TCAGCGCGTCCTCAAGAGTGTCCGGGAATTCGATTCCTAGTATTCCTTGGAGTTGGTAAAACTGACGAACAAGACGATCTCGCCCGGAGTCATCGTCGACCCCAAGGGATGAATCGATCTGACTCATTAACCGAGAAATCTTGTTAAACCCAGAGGCCTCCCGTAGTCGTTCCTGGGTCAGGCCCGTTCGCCCGTATTCCTCCAGAACTCCGGTCAAACCAGCAACCGTGTTGTTCACCAACTCTTCGGCGATGCTTCGAGCCGCCTCTTTGGCCTTCTTTATTTCGGCTTTTTTCTTACCAAAGGCGCCCATGATCCCACCGGTGATTCCGCCGATGACTCCACCCACGAGCGTTCCAACTCCGGGCATGATCATTGTTCCGATCGCTGCACCGGCTCCCGCTCCTGTTAACGCTCCCCCACCCGCAGTCTGGGCGTTCATGGCCGCTCCACCAAGGCCGACACCAAGCCCCAATAGGGGGTTGAACATCGCAAGGGTAGAGCCAAGGGCCATTGCCCCCTGAGCCTCTTCGGGCATAAAGCCAGCCGCAAGGTTCAAGCCGATGCCTGCACCCAACTTGCCAGACATGCTGCTTCCAAAGCGACTTACGGCCTTGCCAGCGACGCTTTCACGAGCATTACGAATTGGGACGCCGGCACGCTGGATGAAGCCCCTTGGAGCATTTGCTGGCGTCATAGGAACGCTAAAAATGTTTTTCAGCGACTGATAGCGAGTCATGCCAACGCCACGCATCGCACCGTACCCACCTAGGGCTGTCGCCGGGATGCCGCCCTGTTGCGCCAACATCAAAGCCTGACGACGAGTCATGCCAGGGTACTGCTGCATCATTTGACGTGCGCCACCCTTGAGACTGGAGAATCCCCCCGCCCCAGCGCCGGCGCCGCCACCTGTTGGGCCGGTGTAGTAAGGAACGCCTCCCGTGTTGGGGTTATTGTAAACCTGGCCGCCCTGAGTAATCCCGGTTGGCCCCATCAAGTTGACCGTTCCAGCGGTCACATTCATGGCCTGGACTGGCTGGTTGATGAAACCGCCCTTCACATTTTTCATTTTCGACAAGCCCAACATCACGGTCGCAAAGGTGAGGAATGAACCGAATCCATCGGTACCTAAACCGCCGATCATCCCCTTCAATGTCTTGATGCTGTCAGTAATGAAACCTAGGACTTGCTGAATTCCCTCAAGGACCCTATTGACAAACGGGAGCGACTCGAAGAATAGTTGCTTGAGGACCGTACCGAACTCCATGAACTTCGCAAGGGCTTCTCCGATCTGGGAACCGAACTCAACGAAGTTGTCTCTGTTCTGCTGAAGAACAAGGTTGAAAGTCCCAAAACTTTGTTTAATAGCGTCCCATATGGGGCCAATCAGCGCCTTGAACGCCTCTTCAATAACACGAGCGCCATCTACGAAGATTCGCATCCGCTCGACTATGTAGTCCCAGCCAGTGGAGAATCGGTCCCACCAGTCGCCGATACGGTTGAACATTCCTTCGACCTGGGGCAGATACTCCCTGAACAACTTGACAAAGAATTCTTCCATTTTCTCTGCCGCTCCTACGACCGTCTCCATGAAAGTCGTAGTGCCAAAATCGTCCAGCAGGTTTCTGACCCGCAAAAATGTTCGCCTGAAGATGAGCGTCACTTCATCGAGAGAGTCTTTTAGTGGCCCCAGGAACTGCTCACCCAAATCCGCAAAGTCAGCCTGAATGATGGTGAATGACTTCTTGAATCTATTGATCAGGGTGTCGTTCACCGCATCAAACTGCCCCTGGACGCCGCCAAGAACTGCCAATTGACCCGAAAGCGCAGCCTTCTTCAACTCTGCCGCACTTTCGATCCCAGCCTCTTTCAGCGCCTTCTTCATCGTCGGTCCCAGTGCTTCGGCGGAGGCTTTGATCTCGTCGAAAGAGGCGTCCGGGTCTTGCAGAAGGCCAATCAAATCTCCAACAGCCTTCGCTCCCTCTTCGAGCGACCGGCCGGCTGAGCCAAAGTCCATCAAAGAACGGAGAAGGAGCCTCGACTCCTCAGTGAAGGTAGATCGCTGGGATACCGCACCAAATGCGGCGTTGAGGTTCTGGACGCCGAGAGTGGCCAGCGTGGAATCTTTCTGTAGCCCCCTCATCACGCTGCTGACTTGGCGCGTATTGTTACCCAGTTCGGCGTAGTTGTAGTTGAGTCCCTTGTAGGCGAACATTGCCGCTTGTTGCTCTCGAATCGCCGCAGCAACAGAACTCAGCGCAACGGCCGCTCCGGCAGCGGCCCCAGCCAGGGCCTTCATACTGGAGTGATAAGCCTTGACCAGCCACTGACCTGCTACCAAAAGGCCGTGGAAGGTCACCATGGTGAGTGACATTAGGCCCATTTCGGCAATAAAGACTTTGCTGGCAGCCTTGAACCCACCAAGGGAGACAGTTCCGAACTTTTTGACCATCTTGTCAAAATCGTCAAAATGCTTCCTGAACTTATTGCTATTAGCAGTCAGGCGGGCTGTTGCCGTATTCGCAGATGCTCCTAGGCTGGAAAGCCTTTTATCTGCAACACTTGCGGCCAGCCCAATTTCAGTTAGTTTGCGCTTGGCCTTATTTAGTTCACGTTCGCCACGAAGGTGCGCCCTAACGATGATTTGTGCATCAGCCATAAGCCACTCCGAGCGAATGAATAGCGTAGATCAAGAGCGGTTTTGCCTGGACTTACGCTCCATTTCCTCTCTATCGATCTCTACAACTTTAGCACAGGCCATCAAAATGACCCAGTCGTCATCAGTTATATCTAAGAGGCTTAATGGGTTGACGTGAAAAAGTTCCCCGAGTCTGGCTGCAGACTTAACTCGGGAGTCTTCGACTAATTCGTCGAAGACTTCTTCGTAGGGTCCACAGTTTCCACCGTGTCCCCATAGCCGGCTGCCTCAAGGATCGCCAGGGCAGCGGCTTCAAGATGCGGGTCGGTGCCAAAAAACGCTCGTACTGCGTCCGGAACCGGCCGGTCGGTGCCGGTCATATTCAGCACTTCCGCAGAAGCGAAGTTCATGGAAAGGCCCTCGGAATCGAGCACTTCCTCGCCGTCAATTTCAAAGCCAACTGTCGTATGGCCAATCACGTAAGCCGAGAACTTGGTCGGGTCCATGCCCGCCTTGGTCTCTTCCCCAGCATTACGTCGCCAAGACCGCATCTGGTTCTGAGAAATGTTCGGGCTGACCCGAACGTACACGCCTTCTCGATCGGGGACTTCGACCAAGACCAGCGGGCGTTCAACTTTCTTCGAGATTGTCTCCCGAAGCCTATCTAGCAGGGTGTTTTCGGACGCCTTCTTTTGCGCAGGCTTAGCCTTCTGCTCAGCGTCGTCGTCGTGGTAGAGGGAGTCATTTGCCATGCGAGAAACCTAGCACATAGTTTCTTCTTTGTGGCGCAAACGCAGCAACTCGCCCCTAAGGACGAGTTGCCAACCCCGGGCAATGCCCGACTACACCATTGTCAAGATGTTATTACGATGCGTTCACATTCTGGATAGCGAATGTCATCGAGAACGTGGCCGGCGCCCCAGAGGAGGAATCGCCCTCCGGCTCGGTCAAACCGACCAGCAGAGCGCTGGGGTAGACCCGGTCAGTTCCGATAACTTCGATATCGCAGTTATAGGTCTTGACGTTGATGTTGTAGTAGGCCTGGCCGACGAGACTGCGGAGGCGGGCGATCTTGTTCGCAAGACCCGATGCCCCATCGCTCTGAATCCGGTCGTCGTCGTAGTGAGCAGTCAACGTGATGTCGCCAATCTCGAAGGGAGCGCAGAGCACCGTGGGGAACTTGGCCCCACCCTCATAGATCTTTTCGACTGATGCCGTGATTTCTCCACCCGAAACCTGGGCGAACCGGAAGCCCTCCCACTTAGGGTGCGTGGAATTGACCGGCGCAATATCCGCCAAAACCTGACGCTGTGAAACCTTTGCCATGAATTACTCCTTGATCAGACGACCGAGTTGGTCAAGTTGCTCTTGACGATGTCGACCTCAATGCGGTCTCCAACGCTCGACACCCGGACACCGACCTTGGCCCGAATGAGACCATCAGCCAACTGAGTGACGGGGTTGAGCGAAGAATCGCACTTCACGGTGTAGCCGTAGTCAATGCGTGCTCCCTGGGCATCGAAGGCCTCGTACAGTGCTCCCGCCACGCGCATCGGCTCAAGAACACCGATAAGTTTGGCTTCGATTGAGGCAAAGACGGTGTTCCGTCCGTCAATCGTGCTAAAGACGAGATCCTCAAGCGAGCGGTAGGAGTCGACGACGATGGAGTTGACCACTTCCTGAGCGGTCAGGTAGCGGAAGTTCTCTTCGTCCGAGGTCAATGTGCGGGCTCCGTACACGCGGATGCTGTTAGCAATAGTGCGAATCACGTTGACTCGCACTGCATCGAGGGCGTCGGCGGTCTGCTTGGCCACGTCCTGTTCCAGGCCGTTGACGAAGCGGGCCGAGGAAACCAGTCCTGCGTAGGGGACATGAGCGCCCGTCTGGTTATGCACTCGGGCACGACAGGCTGCGACGTATCCAACCGGCGGAATCAGGCGATTGACGCCCAGAGTTCCAGTGGGGGCGTACACCCAGGGCCAGAAAAGGCCGCCGTGCTCGGTGTTTCCTTCAGTTGCCGTGATGGTGCGAGCGAATGTCGTCGGGTCGGTGACTCCAGCATCCGTGTGCAGAAGCGCAATGCGGCTGTTGTTGTTGGCATGATCAAGGAGGCCCTGATACATGGCGACCGCAGCCGTCTCCGGGCAGGAAACCGATCCCGTTCCGTACGAATCGAGGAAGAGGCCAAGGCCGTCCACGTAGTCCTGGGTCACAATGGCCGCACGCTGATCATCTCCCGCCGAAAGAGGGGTAGACGCCGCTACGGCAACCAAGTCGCCGCCGTCATTCGAAACACTGACAAGACGGCTCGCCGTGGCGTTGCGAGCAAACTTTCCAACAATCTGGTCGTTGGTCGAGCAGTCGCCAGTAGCAAACACAAGGACAGAGTCGGCGTACAACTGGACATTCACGGTGCCCGACGCTCCACCGGCGACAACGGCAACCTCGATCGCCGTGCTCCAATCGCCCTCTCCGACCGCAGTAAAGGTAAGGGCATCGGCGGCGGCGGAATCGTCAAGAGTCAACGAACCTTCGGTTGCGCCGGTTCCCACGACTCGGGAAATCCAACACTGTGTGCCACCTTCTTCAAAGAAGGTCTGCACTGTCGGGTGGAGATACGACCAGGAGACGTAGCCCCCGTAGTGGCTCTCATACTCTTCCATGCTTCCGATGAGCACGGCGCGATCGGTCGGGCCACGAAGGGCCTTACCCACGAAGAAAGCCTGAGACGACTCGCGAACAGTATCTGTCGTGGGCCCAGTGCGGACTGCCGTTGAAATTCTAATGCCAGGCATATTGAACCATCCCGTTGGTTGTGCTGATTCCCCGACAGGGGTCTCCTTTTATTGTACAAAACCCTTTATGGACTCCGTGCAACTATCCTTGATAAGAGTATCAGAGGTTGACGTCGTCAGAGCCCACTTCTGGCGCAGTTGATTGTGATTCAACCAACTCTTCGGCTTCCTTCGGAGCCTCAACTTCTGCCACTTTTTCCTTGACGGGAGTCTCATCGACCACCTGGGGAGTTTCGTCTTGCTTCTTGGGGGCAGCCTTTGCAGCCTTCCTGCTCGGCTCTCCCAGGACGATGAGGATTCCGTCGGCGATTGCCTTTTTTGTTACGTCATCTAAAGCGCTGATTGCAACAATTTCTTTCATGCCCAGCGTATGCCCTGATTCGGTGTATGTAACCGAGTAGGGGCGAGTGTTCTTCAGGACATGAAGACCCTCGGCAAGACAGGCGTCCACGCCGTCTTTCTTGATAATCGTTGCCTTGATCATGCCATATCCTCACTATTCGTGCTGCGAATTTGGTTGCCCAGCCAGTCAAACTGGGCTTCAATTTTTAGATCCTTGGCCTCAATGGACCGTGAAACTGCCGGGAAATTTGGATCGACCAGAGCGGTTTCGCCAAATGACACGACGTGCCCTGCAGGGCAAGTTTCAATGATTTTGGTTGTCCTATTGTAAACCACAACACAGTCTTTCCGCCGATAGTCCATTGCTACTGCGTCAAGCCAATGTTGCAGTTTCTTGCAAACGCAGTCAGACATATGATTCTCCCGCCTCGTTAGTCAGCCGAAGCCTATTGGTGAGTGAGGTATTCAGGGTCTGAAGGTCAATCTCGCTGATTGTGCCAAGGGGTTCGCGCATCACGATTTCGTTGATGTGCATGTCATAAGCGATGTAGGCCCCCGCCAGGACTCGCTCGCCTTTCAGCAGCGTGAGGTCAGAAAATTCTTCTCTCATCGTTGACTCGTCAATCATCGCCTGAAACGTGTTCCTGGGGTCGGTAGCATTCAGGCACGGCCTATCAAGCAAGGCGGATCGGACGACGGTTGTCAACTGGTCTCTCATCGTTGTCGTTTCGGCCGAACCTTCAGTGCGTACCCATACGTAGGTACGCATATTGTATGTAACCCTGTACAGCGGGTGCTGGCGGTCAAAATCGATGCGCTCCATGCCTGCCGTTGATATCGCGACAGTGATGATGGTCGGCCACTCATCGAGAGCGATTGGTTCGTACTCCAAATATTTAACTGGGTTCGGCAAGGCAATGTCATCTACATTCCAGCCATTCCGATATTGCACGAGACGACGCGGCATATCAAGCGATAGATAATTCGTAACGAAAGTTTTCGCGAATTGCGGGCCATGCATTAGGTCAATCATTCAGAAACTCCACTTTGTTATCCCCTGCCAGATACTTGACAGCCATTCGCGACCACTCTTTCTCCGCGCCTGCAGGGATGAAAACTATTTCACGCTTAGGCATCTTGCTAGTTCCGTATTGATGGAAACTTGCGTATTTAATGCCATTCGTCCCAAATCGAGCACTGTGCCTATCAATCTCATTGTTGCGACCCCGTAGAGACGCAAGGCTTCGGAATAATTCGCCAGTTTGAATCATGGGTTTCGCTCCAGGGAAATGCACTGACTTCCAGGCGGCATACCCTGGATCGAGTGGAGCCCAACCTCCGACTTCTAGGCCGTTTGTAGTGAAGTTTCTCGAAAACGCGAACTGAAGTTCCTTCCTTACTTCCCGAAAAAACGGGCGAAAGTCTCGTCCTCGTCGTTTGATGTCATCAACAAGGTCTTGGGCCTCATCGTCATCATATTTGATGTCGACTCTGATTCTCATTAGGAGACCCTGACGCGCCGATACCTCTTGACTGCCATCAGTTCTTTCTCAAGAAACCCAGTCTCCATTGGGGCAACATTTCGTGGCTCAAGATCTTTTACACCGACCACGTCGTCGTGCATATTCTGCACTTCACGAGTTGCTGCTCGGAGAATCATCAACTTGAACAATCGCGTTGCCGATGGGTCGTTCAGGCCTGCCGTGTACTCAATCGTGACAAGATCGTCCGCAAAGCCGCGATAGAGGTCAATCCCGTATTTACGGACAACATAGTCTCTATTCTGAGTCATCACCTGAGTAGTGCCAGTCTGTGGCTGGCTAACGGTAACCGATGTTACGGAAGCAACTGGACTGTGCTTAAGGTAGACAGTGGTAGGGGGTTGCGTGTACGTAACCGGTGACATCGTTGTATCGAGGGAGGTGTTGTAGAAGAATGACGACATCGGGATCCCCACATGGTTGGACTCCAAACGAATTTCTTCCTCAAACGCCTGAACGGAAATTGGGCGGCCCAGATAGGCCTCCAATTCAGCCTCCAACCCCTCCAGGACGTATTCGCATGCATCCTGCTGAAGCAGCGAAAACTTGACGTCCATGAAGGTGGACAGGTCATTAACGGTCACCAGCATGGTGACTAACCTCAGCCGCGACGACGGCGGAGAATATCTCGGAGGCGCTCCTGGGCGACCCCACCAGTACCTCGCCGACGCCTATTGCGCTGAAAGATTGAACGAACTGCGCGCCTGACACGACCCGCCGTGCCTCGGAAGTCGTCACCTTCATCGGGTGTATTCATTGCCTACTCCTTATGGGTGGTTCAGATAGAGTGTACCACCAAGCAAAGAGTGCTGGCCTGGACTAACGATCCGCGTTCGGTGGTTTTTCGATACTGATAGACGCCTTTTCCACCGTTCCAGCAGGGGCTTCGACCGGCACCCAAGCGCGCGAGTAAGAGTGGGCGTTGACCTTGCGATGCTTCAGAAGCGTGCCATCAAGCATGAGTTCCAATTCATCAAAACTCATAGCGAATATCCGCTTGAAATCGTCAGCAGTAAGTCCGCAGGCTGACCTAAGACTTCTCACAATTCTTGACAACTGCCTAGCGTTAATCGTCCCCCTGCCCCTGTTCATCTGGACATGAAGAATCATCGCATCAGGTGTAGTGATGCCGGAAACCCACTTGACCTCGACCTGGCCATCGAATTTCTCTCGCAGGTGCTTGTTTTCCGAAACAAGGCGACACCTCTGAACCCCATCGATGATCTCGTTGGTTTCTTCGTGGACGATTACCGGCGCCAGTTGCCCGAAACTTTCCAAAGATGACGCCAGAACTCGCAGATCCGGGAGCAGGGTGTAACCGGCATACCAGGACGGTTCCTTGAGATGTTTCACGTCGACCATTTCAGTCATTGCTAAGTTCCCTCTTTCTTTGAGTATCGGCCCTAGTCTTTGGGCCCACCGGAGATACCGACTTGCCGCGCGCCAACTCGCTCAACATCAAGTTTCTGATGAGGTAGTTGATTGGGTAGGAGTATGGATCAGCGATGTGCTTTTTCCTAAACTCCGCAGCAAATGATTTGGCCCTTCGGGTTTTGCTGGGGCCAATGATGTAGGTGGAAATAAATTCCGAAACCCCGTCCCAGCCGTCCTGGGCGTAGTCATCGATCAACTTTTCAACATCAAAGTCTGGCCACCAACGACGTTGGGCGTCAATCTGTGGAAAACACTCGTAAAGCCTGTCGTAGAACTCTGGCTCGGTTGCCACAACATCGCCAATTCTTCGGATTGCCGTTGCGTGTAGCGGGATCCCCACTCGGGTGTTGGACCCAGTTAGAGCCGCGAGGTCGTAGTACTCGCAATAGGGCGCACCATGCTCTTCCGAAATAAACTTGAATACGTCATTGACGTTCCAGTCGTAAATCGGCTTTGCGAACTTGAGTGGCACGGACTTGCTGAGCCCATACGGATGAACGATGTAGTTTTCGTGCAACTTCTGCACCAGCGACCTGTATCGGACCATTGATTCAGCCGCTCTAACGCCGGTGATAAAGGCAACACTCCCCTTCTTCCCTTGCATCTGATAATAGTCAAGGGGCTGGGGGAGATTCTTCGAGTGATCAAGCCCGAAGTGGTAGCCGGTTATCGCTCCCGGAGGCATGTCCCTAACCCATCGACCCTCTTCTCGGCGCCTGTCTCCCCACAAAATGGTGGTTTGACGGCGACCAAGTACCCAAATCTCTGCTCCATACGGCAAGCAGTACCACTCCATGTCGACCCAGTCGAAATCACGCACCATCTCGACGTAGGACACGGTTGCAGGGCTCAGCATCTCTTCGTCGCGGAAAATTACTTTTACCGGTCCGAGTCCGCGCTCTTCGTGGACTTCTTTTGCTAGGTACAGAACCGCCGTGGAGTCTTTGCCTCCCGAGAACTGGACACACACCGTATCGAAGGTGTCGTATACGTGCCTGATCCGGGCGCGTGCAGCCTCCAGGACATTTACGTCCAGAAACATTCTTTGACGGGTCACTATGGTTCCTTAGACTTCTGAATGGGCGTCAATAAAAGCCATTAATTTCTGAGAAACTGTAGCGCCCTCATAACCCGTTTGCAACTTCAGCCACCGGATGAAGTCATACCAGCGTTTCTGCTGTTCGGAGTCTTCGAAGACAATCGTGTACTGGACCACGGCTTTTGGCGCTGCCCCCGGAGTAACTACCGTTGAGCCTCGGATTGCCGCATCCTCGTGATCCGCATTGTTGCCTGCAATGATCTTGTGCTCGCCGTCCTCGTCTTGCCTGACCATTGCGCTGAAGTGATCAGGGGACGGCACCGCAGGGGCTGATATTTCAGGAACAACAAACCCTGACTGGCTCTCACTCCCGATGCTTTCGTACTTAGATTTGGTTGCATGCTCGTCGTAGTAGGCAATTTCGAATTCATCCCACCCGAGCCCATCCAGAAGATCCGTGTATGAATCCTGAACCTCGGACAGGAGTTCAAAAACTAGGTTGCTGTCGCTGTAGCCCAACTCATTTGTTCTGTTGTCCGCTAAAGCAAACGCAATGGCCTTTTGGTCATCAGCGTCCAGTTTGACTGCCGCTATGTGCGTCCACCCAAGTTTTTTAGCGGCCTGCACTTGATGGTTACCTGCCACTACCGTCGACGTCCCATCGTCGTTTGGGCGAATGACTATTGGCTTAATTTGGCCGAACTCCTTGTAGGAGGACATGATCGCATCGACGTTTCCTTTTCGTGGGTTCCCGTCCAAAGGACTAAGAGAAGAGATGTCGACGAGTAGATCGTGAATTGACGGATGCACGTTGTAATTCATGGTGAAACCTGCACTCGCACGTTGGCATTGAGCGTTCTCATCGCATCAATCGACGTCCTGAGAGAAAGCAATTTTTCCCTCTTCGACTTCAACAATGCTTCAGAAATCTTGTAGTCGTAAGACTCGTCCGCCAACTTGTAGTCGGCCCAAGCCTCTCTCTCTTTGATCGAACCCTTGGCGGAAAGATACTCTTTTGCCCAGTTCGCCTTGTAGAGCGCTTCCTTTTTTGCCATGTCCTCAGCGAGGCGCTCAAAGGCTTCGGTCTCATCCTCCAACATTTCGATAAGGCGGATGAGTTCCTCTTCGATATCAACTTGACTTATTGGGCCGTTTCGCCGCACACCAAACCTCCAGTTGGGTCCAATCATATTTATCTAGTATTTGACGGTTTTCTTTGGGCCATTCGTATCTTGGCGTTCCCAAGGCAGTCAACCCAATTTCTTCCAAAATGAAAGCGTCGCATTGGTCGTCCGCACCTTTGCCTGACCACACAATGCCCGTCCTGGCCGAAATCGCCGAAATAACCTCGTTCTTCCCGGCGTTGCCTTTTCCGGTGGCGAACTTTGCACGCACCGTAGGTGGGATTTCGACGAACGGAATGCCCATTTCCCAAAGGGACAGTCTGAGGACTCCCCCCAACTCGCCTATCGCATGGGCTCGCGAGGTCTTGCTGGCAAACGAGTAACCCTCAAGAACAACCCCCGGGTAATTGCACTTTCTGACAAGGTCTAGGGTCTTCTCTCGAATATCGTAAAGACGCTCAGCGCCGGTAAATGACGAGCCAATAGTGGCGACGACATCTCCGCATGACCAGCCTGTGGATGTAAGGGAAATGTCAAGTCCGGCAATCACGATGGGATCTTAGCCGATCACTTTTCCCAGCCATGCTTGGCGAGGCCGAGGTCGAATGCCAATTGAGGATTTGCCCCAATTCTGTTATGGCACTCCCTGCAGACTGCGATGCAGTTGCTTTTGTCCAGAATTGAACCACCCTGAGAGCGCCTCTTTAGTTCATGGATGTCAATGCTTCCTCGGCGCACGTACGTCTTTTTTTCATCGTGCGTAGCAAAAACTGGACACGCCTGGCAGTAGGGGAACTCTTCAAGCATTTGCTTAACTAATTTTCTTCGTTCCTCGTACTGCTTTTCTTTCTTCTTGCTCCTATATCGCATGTCAGTCGACCAAATCCAAGTCAACTGCGTCGAGTGTCCACTTTCGATCGAGCGTTTCCCATAGCGCAACGTCAATCGGGGTCGGGTCAAGATCGGCTTCGATCATCAATTTCTTGTGCTCGCGAATGGCTCGACGGTAGATGTGGGCAGAATCCCACTCGTCGTCTATCAACTCGCCTCGCCCTTCGATCAGGCCCACTACTTGATCGAATCGATTCGTCACGTGGTAATGAAATTTGCGAATTTTCGTGGCTCGTCGGTCGTAATCACGATCCGCAGACTGAAGGAGTTTTTCTCCCGCCCTGCCCATTGCTGAGTACCTGTCTCGGTCTGCCTCTCGATCACTTTCAATACCGTCGATCTGGTTTTCCAAATTCTGCAGAAGTGCAGATAAGGCCCTCTGCCAGCGTTCGTAGTTTTCGGGCATACGCAAAAAAGCACGCCGCTCCGGGGAGACTTTGTTTTTCACGTCGTCGGCAACGAGTCGGGCGAATGCGTCATCTGAAAGAACATTGTTCTGGGTGGATGTCATTATCTTTCCTTTTTGTTCCATGCTGGACATATTTTTTTGTATGAGCACCAATCACAAAGAATTGATCGATTAGTGGGGAAGTCCCCCGTTTCGCAAGCGGCGTCAATATTCCTTTTCGTTGAAGTTACGTAGTTGACGACTTCTTGCCTGTCATCGTCGGTAAAGGGGATGCGGAAGGCTACGCCATCCTTCAAATACAGCAACTCCAGCGTTTTTGTTGTCGGCAAGCCAATTGCTTCGGCGAGAGTTGCATAAATTTTCAATTGAAGAAACTTGTCCCCCACATAATGTTTCTTGGGAGTTTTCCCCGTCTTGTAGTCCGAGATAGTCACCGTCTCTTCGCTAACCGTAAAACGGTCAATAAAACCCTTGAGCATGACTCCGCTCAACTCGCCATTAAGTTCGTACTCAATGTAGGAGGCGTTGACGCTCGTTGGATCTTCAACCTTAAATATGTTTTCCATGCACCACCAGGAATTCCAGCGGAAAAGTCGTATTTTCTCGGGATCCCGTAGCCATGGCGTCACTCGATCCATCCAGCCCGATTCGTCCCAGACGGTTCCGGCAAACCGCTTGAGCAAAGGCAAGTCTCTCAATTCTGGAGACACCGCATAGAAAGATTCAAGTACCTCATGGACAAAATTCCCCATCAGAGTTGCTTCCGTTGGGTCGTCCTGAATTAAGTCGATCTTGTTGAATTTAAACTTTTGGGGACATTGATTAAAAGTCCCCATGGAGGACGGCGAGAGGTAGGGCGGTGGCGTGGGAATGAAAGCATCACTCATCGGTAGCGTCCTCAACCGAGGTTGCTCCCATGGAAATCCGAACGCATTCGGCAATCAGGAAGTCAAGATCTTCGGTTGTGGCGGTATCCAAAGTGGGTTTTGGTGATCCGTCAGACCAGGCGCTCCATGCTTCACCGAGTTCATTCTTTTGCTCGGCATTCATTTCTTTTGTGTGAGTGAGGAAAGTCGTCCACAGGCGGATGACCTCTTCGTTCACCGGGGGACGCGACTCCTCTTCTTCGATGGCAAGGGCCTCATCTGAGCGGGCGAGGTAGAGGCCGACCCCCAACTGCTGAGCCGCCTTCTTCAAGGCATCCGAAACAGCGCCCTTGAACTCGTCGCCAAGATCGACGATCTCTCCGGTCTTTGTCCTCTTGATCTTCTGCCCACCGAAACCATCTTTGGTCACGGTGCTACCGTCGATGCTCACAACGAGACGCACATGGGCAACAATGAAATCGTTGTCGGTCTTGTCGCGCTCGCACATCAGAATTTCGCTCGACCAGTTGCCAATGCCAATGACTTTGTTTAGCCGAGTGATGACCTCGCTTACGGGGATGTACGTCAAAGACGCTCCACCCTTTTTTAGTTGCCGTTCGACTTCTCTCGGAAACGGTTCGGACAACTGTGAAAAAATTTCATTACTCATTGGGCATTTCCCTTTCTAAGGATGATGCTAACGTCGGTGTCTCCGACCTCGCAATAGTTGTCGGGATTCAATCCGATCTTGCCAAGTTCCCCGACTCGCCAATATGACGGCTGGACGAAATCGAGAAGTTTGACGACCATCTCTTCCGGGCTCATAACGACCTCTCCCGTATCCATGTCCACGGCAGATTGACGAATACGAGCGGCAACGTCGGAAGCCAAATCCTTGTGACGCCACTTGGACCTCGACGAAGAGACCTTGCGCTCAATCTGAGCACCATCGCGCAGTTCCAGAATCTTGTCCGTCATCTTCACTGCGAGGGCAGACTCAACCGATTGATAGATGTAGCCAAGATCGCGCTTGGCCAGATTGAGTTCTAGCAGGATGTCGGCAATTTCCTCCAGGGAAGCATCCTCATTGTCGGACAAGGAAGCATCGAGGGAATTAAGAAATTCCCGTAACTCCGATACCAAGTGGGCATTCATCAATTTCTCCATATGTAGGTTTAAGGCCATAGGGCCGGTTGTCATACGACAATACTGGCTCGCTTGCGCTGTGGCAACCCCAGACCGGCAAGAAATGTAAAAGCGCCAACGGCCGAGTCAACCTGGTCGTCGTGAGAGCACGCTTCGGGGAAAGAAGCCAATTCGTCCAGCCAGTCCGTCAGCCACACCCCTCTAACGCATCGAGCATTACCATTAGCAACGGCAGCGGCAAATGGCCTTGCTCGGGTGATCTTGTCTCCGGTTGAGCGAATTCCAGCGAAGTCGTAGCCGGGCAGGACGTAGCGCGCATACTGATCTACCAGGGCTTTTCCAGAGGAGCCAGGCTCCTGCTCCATCCTAATTGCAACTCCATGGCCATCCTCGTAGGCGGTCTGAGCGATGAATTGCTCTACCTTTTCGCCCTTCGCCCGGACCTTCTTTACATCCAAAATATAGGCGATACCCTGGTCAAATAGCATTAATGTGCCAACGGTCCAGTCTGGGTCTGGATTGGTCTGAGAAGGCTCCGTAGCGGCCAAGTCCCAGAATCTAACCGCCCGTGCGGTGCTTGTGAGTTGGGGAATTTCGTTCTGCTCGACCAGGACGATGCTCTCACGCTCGAACATCGATCCGAGGGTAGTGGACCACCAGTCACCCTCTTCGAGTCGGCGCCTTTCGACGGGGTCAAGGGCCTGGAGGGAGAGCCGGTAAGACTCGGCATCGATGCCTGGGTTGTCAGTCAGCATGGAAGGCACAAAAATGCGCCCGGTGGACTGCCCTTCCACTATGAACCGCTGACGGACCCAGTTGGGAGCGGGGTTCGATGCTGCCCTCATTCTTAGCGGCACCTTGGAAACCGGGCCAGAGGCGGGCCGGCGGAGACGAGAGAACAGGTAACGGTAGTCGTTTTCCCTGATTTCCGTGACCTCGTCCATCCCGATGAACTGGAACTCAGCACCCTTATAGCGCAGGTAGTCCTGCGAATTATTGAGATAACCGAAGGAAATTCGGGCTCCAGAAGGGAAGACGGCCGTGTAGTTGTTGGCGTTCCACCTTACGTCATCGTAGTTAGCGATCCAAGCCTGAAAACGATCCATGATTGCCCCTGGCAGGGCTAGGTCGGCGTATGTGCGACGGAACAGAATTGCGTTATAGTTTGGGACGTCCACGTACTGGAGCGCTGCCATCAATAGAGCACTAGATTTGCCTCCGCCTGCGGCTCCACCGAACAGAGCCTCCAGAGCATTTGTTCGCAGGAACACCTTTTGGGTCAGGGATGGCTCTTCCGGGCAAAAAGGAGGGGTCTTGGGTGTAAGAAATTTTAATATCTCTTCCCAATTTTCACTCATCGGTGGCTCCTCTCAAATAATGCTGCTCAAGCACCATTTGATCGCTCAATCCCTCTTGGTCGTACTAAGGTAGCGTACATGAAGAAATTCTTTGCGAAACTCGGCCGAGGCTTCAAACGGCTTTTTACCAGGCGTAGTGCAGCCAACTGGCTCATGTTATCATTTATTATATTTACGAGCGTTGGTGCAGGCTTGTTTTCGCCTGCGCTGGGGTTCGTCGTTCTCGGTGTAACCAGCGGGATTTTCGGATTTCTCTTAGGTCTTGAGTAAATATGGCATGGAACTCGACTGAAAACAAATCTCTTCCAGGAGAGTCTACCAAGGCCGCAATCGGGCCCGGTGCCCCTGTAGCCCATAATGCAAGTTTTGCCGGTCGGCCATATCGTGATCCTTGGGATATCGAACGCGCTTATCGCGAGGGAATGCAGAAGGTCACCTGGGTTTCGAGGTGTATCGACGCCATTGCTGGCAACCAAGCACGGCTTCCTATTATTCTTCGCAAAGACAATGACCCGATGGGCCAGATCGTTAGAAGTGGTCGCCTTCAGCAGGGGTCGATTCTCGACATCCTAAATACCAAGACGAACATCGGGGAAAACTCGTTCATCTTCCGGTACAGACTTTCGTCCCAATTGCTCATGAGTACCCGTGGGGTTTTCATCGAGAAAGTCCGGGGACGCGATGGCCGTATTATCGGACTCAACCTTCTCCCCCCTCAGTCGACTGCGCCGATCCCCGACCCGAAGAGGTTTGTGGCGGGCTACGAGGTCTTGATGCCCAACGGCGACAAGATCATCATGAAGCCAGAAGATGTCGTGTGGGTTCGCCGTCCACATCCGCTTGACCCATATCTCTCCTTGACCCCAATGGAGTCCGCCGGTGTTGCTATCGAAATCGAAAACCTAGCAAAACTTTACAACCGTAACTTCCTCCTGAACGATGGGCGACCGGGGGGCTTGCTCGTTGTGCGAGGCGAGATTAGCGACGAAGATAAGGACGAATTGCGCAACCGTTTCAGGGGAAATCTTGGCCGTGTCGGCCAGACGAGCGTAATCGCGGCCGATGACGGTGTTGATTTTGTCGACACATCTTCAAATCCCCGAGATGCCGCTTATATCCAGATGCGTCAAATCACGAAAGAAGAAATTCTGGCGTCTTTTGGTGTCCCAGAGTCCGTGATTGGAAATGCATCGGGTCGAACATTTAGCAACGCCGGCGAGGAAATTAGAGTCTTCTGGAGTGAGACGATGATGCCTCACCTGGAGCCGATTGCCCGAGCCCTGGACGAGTTGGACGAGCGCTATTACGTTGACTTCGACATTGAGGACGTCCCCAGCCTGGTGATGTACCGACAGGAGCGCCACCGTTACGTCCTGCAGGAATTCCAGACAGGCTTGATTACTGCCAACGAGTACCGAGAGACTACTGGTCGCAAGAAGGTCAAGTCCGAACTCGCCGACTCAATGCTCCAGAACCCGAACTTGACGCCCATTGGGAATACCGAGAAGGAAATGCCCAATCCCTCAAGCGTTCAGATCCCTGGCGCGCCCGGCGCTGCTCCTGGAGCACCCGGCATGCCTCCGGCTCCAGGGACGCCTGGAATGGAGGGGCAGGCAACGGGCGAACAGCCCCTTGACCCCAACACGATGCAAGGCGCCCTCGCCGCAGAGGGCCAAGATGCTGCCGTGCAAAACACGCAGGCACCACTTCCGCCCAATCAGTTGGCTGAGCCCGGCGCAGAGATGGAAGTAAAGGAAACTTCCGCAGAAGTAAAGGAAACTGAAGCCACCCCTGACCTGGAGCGCTGGACGGAGATTTTGGGCAGAAGCCTTGAGCGGATTTTCGAAAGACAGCAACGAGTTGTCCTGGAAAAAGTTGGCGGAGCAAAGAACCGGAAAGCCCTCTCCGACGGAGTGCTAGACGTAGACGGGGTCATGCCTCAGGACATTTGGGATCGTCAGGTTGAAGAAGACGTTAGACCTGTTCTCAATGCGATCCTGCGAGACTCGGTGACAACAAAGTCGGGCGAAGCGCCAGAATTCATCTCGGAAGACCTGATTGCCCACGTAAATGCCCAAATTTCTCGCATCCAGGACGTCAACTTCCGCACCCGAGAGGTCATTTCCCGGGAGATCCTAAACTCGCTGTCCGTCAAGGATGCCGAGCACCGACATGTCGTCCTTCGAGCCGCCATCGTCAGTCACTTCACTCAACTGATGGCTAAAAACCGATTCCAAATCGCCCAAGACGAGGCGCGTCGGGCATGGCGAGCGGGCTCAGCAGAGACGTTTAAGTAAAACCTATTTGATTTACTGAAACGGCATCAAAAGACTGCTATTGTTGCGCAGAAGCACAGTGCAAGTGTCCTATCATTGACATTAACAATCGGAGGACCAATGCCGAACAAGTTTGAATCCAACCTGCAAATCAAGCAGAATCCTGGCCAAATCAATATTGACAAGGCGGAGGGAATCGTCGAGTGTTTTGTTGCTGGAATCGGCAACAAGGATTCCGTCGGAGACATCATCCAGCCCGGTGCTTTTACTGAAAGTCTGAAGCGCCGCAAGCCTCGCGTAGTCTGGGGCCACAGTTGGAACGATCCGATCGGCAAGGTTCTTGAAATCTACGAAGTCGGTCCCAATGACCCGCGCCTGCCGGAAAAGATGAAGAAGGCAAATATTGGCGGTCTCTACGCAAAAGTGCAATTTAATCTCGGTACCGAAAAGGGGCGCGAGGCCTTTGCCAGCGTCGCGTTTTTTGGGAAAGACCAGGAGTGGAGCATCGGCTACAAGACACTTCAGGCCACCTTTGATCCCAGCCGCCAGGCCAACATCCTTCGTGAAGTTGAACTTTACGAGTGCTCTCCCGTCCTTCATGGTGCCAACCAACTAACTGGCACAATTTCGGTGAAGAATGACCCCGCCATCTTCGAAGACATTGACGACATGGCGACGTCCCTCCAGGCGGAGGACGACGATTCCTGGTTCTTCGAGCACGATGGACTTGCTTTCGACGAAAAGGGCGAGAGACTTCGTGACCCCAAGGGTGGACTGACTGCCGCTGGTCGTCGTCATTTCGCTCGTACGGAAGGGGCAAACCTGAAGCCCGGCGTCATGGGCGCGGCAGATACCCCCCAGAAAATGCGTCGCAAGGGATCGTTCCTGACCCGCTTCTTCACCAACCCTTCAGGGCCAATGAAGAAGCCCAACGGCAAGCCCACTCGACTTGCCCTCTCAGCCGCAGCGTGGGGCGAGCCAGTTCCGAAGAATATGGCTGACGCAGCAAAACTCGCAGCCAAGGGTCGTCGCTTGCTTGAACGGTATGAAAATACCAAAAAGAAAGACGATTACGACTATTCAGATGACTTCGACTTCTTCGATGACGTGGATGATATTGAATTCCAACTGATGAGCGAAGACGAAAAGTGCCACTACATGGGCCAGCAAATGCCTGACGCTGTTCGCCAGCGGTGGCAGCAGATGATTGCTGCTCGACGACGCGAAGAGCAAGAGGAAGAAGAAGCCAACTCCGACATTTTCGAGGATGGTCTAGCCACGCCGCTCAGCCCGGAGAAGCGCAATGCGTTGCTCATGGAAATGAGTCGTCGCTCGCAGTATCCGATCGAGATCATCGAGGCGAGTGAGAACCTGGTTGTTTTCCATGCCATGAAGGGACCGAAGCGGATGACGTTCCGCATGTCTTACCACCGGGAAGATGAATCCGGCTCTTACATGTTCGGCAAGCCCGAGCGGGTGATGATGGAATTCGTTTCGATGAAGCCTCAGCAGAAGCCTGAAATTGACGTGCCTCGCCGCATGGCCCGTCCTGATGAAGACGAAACCATGCCCAGACTTCTCCGGATTATCCAGAAGTTTGGCGATGGCGAGAAGTCATTGCTTGAACCGGCCACCGCTGATTTTCTCGAAACAATGGAAATCGACATCAAGGCTGGGCGCGTAATCAGCACCCGGAACATGAACAAACTCAAGAGCATCGTCTCGCTTCTGCAGGAAGTTATTTCTTCTGCTGGAGAAGTCGAAGAGAAAGATGCGCTACTCATCCCGTGCGAAATCCACGAGGCTTTTGATACCAAATCCCACATTGACCCGATCCTCGACTACTACGGTGCTACCGCAGAAGTTACGGAGAAGGGCATCATCGTCAAATCCGGAGCAACGCCCGAATTTAGGGCGGCAATCCAAAACGCTATGGGGAGTTTCTCCTATAAAGCGATAGGAGGGCGGATTGGCGGTGGTGGGGGAAAAGGCCGTAGGGCGGCGCGATTCGCGACCGCCCGCTTTGACCCTAACGCAGTAGACGGGGACAACGACGGGCTGGTTCAGGAGGGCACAGCCTTCGAACGTCCTGCAACCCCTGGCGTCAAACCTCTAGCCGACGCAGTCAGCGGTCAGTTCGCCAAACCAGACTCGGGCAAACCAAAGACCCCGGGTAAGCGCAATTACGGCCGACCCACTACTGACCCGAACCCACGTAAGCGCATTGAGGAGATGGACGAAACCATCCGAGTCGTGCTCGGGAATCGCGAGCGATCAACGGGCGGACGAGAGACTCCATTCAGCATCCTTCTGAACCGTACGGAACGAGGCGATGCGCGATCCAACGCTCGTGCAATTTCCGACAACAAACCGTTCGCACTTCTCAGCAGAACGGAAGGGCGCAAGCGCTCCGTGGCTCCTTCCACCAGGGAGGAGCGTAACGAGGATCGCTTACGTGAGATGACAGATCGGATGAAGCGTCTGCAGTCCGGCAAATATGACCCGCGCGATTCCGAGTATTGGGAGATCACCGACGACGGCGCACTTCGCGTCCGCCGAACCGAAGATGGGAAATTCGTTCGGGCTTCGCAAGAGGATCGGAAACTGACGTCCAGCATTCGAGAAAAGTTCAATCAAGGAAACACCGTTTCCGAAATCATGGACGAGAACAACATGACTCGTTCTGACGTAGTCCGTTCGATTATTGAGGACCACAAGGCGAGGAAGGGCATCCCTTCTAGCGACGGCCTTTCATCGGAGCGTCTGGAGCGTGGCGATGGCATGATCCAGCGAGACGAGCGTGGTCGCACGGTCTTTGACGGCCAAAACTTCCGCAATGAACTTGCTGAACGACGAGAGAAGAGGCTGAAAGAACTCGGCTTCAACGATGAAGAAATCGAGACACTTCTGGGATACAAGCCAGTAACTCGCCCAGAGGGACTCTCCTCTTCGGGCCGTTGGCATACCAAGGAACCAAGTTCAAACATGTCCGAACTTGAGTCGCGTCTTGACAAGTTGCAGAAGTTCTGGGATGACAATCCTGACTTCAACCCGCTCCAGGAGGGGGATACTGACGAGGCCTATGACGACCTCTACGCCGAGTGGGAAGAACTCGATACGGGCGTCGATGAAATCCTGGCTTTTTACTCTGATGAAAACGCTCGATGGCAAGAGGCTGATCAGAAGTTAGACGATGCCAAGACCGACATCGAAGAGGCAACGGAAGAAATCGACAAAATTGCAACAGAAATCAACTCTGACCGGGAAGAACTTGCCGGCCTCATGGAAGGGATGACGCGCGAAAAGTTTATTCGCGAGTTTGAAACAAACCCCTTTGCCAAAAACGATGAGGCAGAGTACGAGCGGTACGAACTGGGCAATTGGTATGACGATCTTGTTGAACTTTTTGACAAAGTCAACGAATCGCAAATCGACATGTACATTGCTCAAGCCGATAAGCAGCAGTTCGAGACTCACGGCCACCCTCGTGTTGCTAGAGAGTTCGTCAAGACTGCGGAGAAAAAGGCGGCACGAGCCAAGGACAAGGAACGTGCCAAGCAGTACGGCAAGTATCTCGGATCGAGAGAATCGCGAGAAGGCTTCTCGTCGGCTCGGCCTGCAGGAAATGGGCTTGGCGTAACTCGCCAGATCTACCCGGCGCCCGGAGCGAGTCGGAACAAGCCGTTCAGTCGCATGCATTACGACGCAGGCGCACAAGAGATCTATGTCCGCCTCAATGACGGAGCCGGCTTTGAAACTTTTGGTGGCATTTCAGAAATACATGCATCTGAACTTGGGGGTGCCACATCATTGCGAGAGTTGGCGATACTAAAGAGAGTCGCACGCTACAGGGTCAAGCCAAATGGTGATGTGGTTGGCGACAAGCCGACACCATCGCAGCGCCTGGCGTCGGCCCGAGATCGGATAACGACCTTGGGCGGACTGGACCGCAATGAGACCGATGTCTTCAACGAAGCGATGGACGCCCTGGACGGCAAGATGGACTCTATGTCCGACGCTGAAAGGCTCGCTGCGGCCAAGCGAATCTCTGACCTTGCAAACAACATGCGGGCACGCGAAGAGGATTATGCCGAATTTCTTCTCAGAAATGCTGCTGGAGCAGCACGGCCTACCCCCAGCAAGACTGGTCGTGTCGACGCCAAGGGTCCGGTGGAGGTAACCCTCACTAACGATCAACTGGGTGACATCAGGAAGTCCATCGGCCTAGCCTCTCAGCGCGTCAGTCGAGCAAGAGCCAAAGAGGGTCTTGCTTCATATGTCGATGCGGCAAGTAGCGCCAAAAATGGCTCGCTTCGGATGGACAAAGAGACCTACGGCCGAGTTATCGATGGGCTGCAGGCCCTGGACTATGAGGGCATCGATTACCCACGACAGATGCGTGATGTGCTCGAATTAGCCGCCATAAACCCGAAGGGCAAGTATGTCTCGCCTCAGGTTGCCGAGGCTCGGTCGAACCCACTCAAGATGCATGGGTTCTCCAGCCGGCGCCCCAACAACGGCGCGCCCGATGACATCCCGCAGTCAATGCAAGATGAATTCATTTTCTGGGCAAAGCGGCAAGGTGGATTTGGTGTCGTTAGGCGTTTGGCCGAGAAATATGACGCCCAGGACGGGCAACTTTCCCCCAAGGACTGGATCCGCCTACATGACTACTACGCCAATTACAGCCCTCGTGGCAAAGGCATGCCATTGTACGGATCGAAGAGGTCGGGCTTGTCTTCTGAAGTTGCACCTCGCAAGAGGGGTCGTCCGGTCGGCGAAGGTGACGACAAGCGCTTCAGGGGCAAGACCTGGGCGGCGGTTAAGCCCGCTGACTGGGAACTCATGAGCCCAGATGAGCAAGAAGAGGAATTGTTCACCAATCTCAAGCCGGAGAACTCGGGTCTTCGAGAAGCGGACTGGAAGCGGCTCATTAACGAGACTGCAGAACGAGCACTTGAGGCGGAAGAATCTCCGGCCGCTCGGCGCCGCCGTCGTCTGGAAGAAAGAATGGGTGACCGTCGTCGGCAGATCAGTTCAGACATTGAATCGATGTCGGACGCCGACCGAGAGCGTGCTGCAGCGAGAGCCGAGGCGCGCGCTACCGAAAGCCAAACTCCCAGTGTGGCGGAGGAGCGCGAGATAACTCCAAAGGACGCCAAGGCTGCTCGAAAGAAAATCCTTAAGAGTCTTGACAACAGCATCAACAAGCAGAGAGACAATGCCAGGGCCATGGCCGACTCTGGTGAGGCAGATGAACTCCATGCCGAGGCTTGGGAGGACGTTCTCTCGATTCTGACCGATAGCGATGATCTGACGATGTCCCAGTTGGAGTCCTTGATCGATTCGCTGGAGAACTACCTTGAAGAGGTTAATTCTCTTGATGAGTTGACACCGGCAGAGTCTCGCAGTGTCCGCACTGCCAGGAGCCTGCTAAGTCGGGTTGAAGACCTCCAAGAGCAGTTCAGCGACGACCCCTTCATCCAACAGGGAAGTACCGAAGGGGCCGAGCGGCTCGGACGGCAGGGTGATGAATTCATTGATGAGGTTGAGCGCAACGGATTTGCTTCAGCGATCAAGCCATACAAGAAAAATATTTCCGAATATCTTAACGCCCGTGACCAGGGCTTTTCCTCCGAGAAGGCTGGACGTACGGAGGTAAAGGGTCAGGCTACGTTCTTCAAAGCCATCGAGGGATCACTCCCCAAGGAGATTCGCGAAGCGGAAAAGAACGGAGATCGCGCCACTGCCAAGTCCCTGAAGTTGCTTGAGCAAATCATCAAGCGACAGGGGGCATCGAAGACCGGGTCCAAGAGGACCGACGCAGGTGAGATCCTCGTCAACCAAGCGGAACTTGACGAAATCATGGACGCGATCATGATCGTGATCGACCGCCAGATGTCGATTGGAGGAGAAGAGCGAATAGAGGCTTTTGCTCGACTGCTTGACATGATGGCTCGGTCAGGGATGGCTACCTTTATCAATAAGACACAAGAAGAAATTGGATCCCGTACGCAGCAGAGAACAAACTCACAGGGTCGCTCTGTCGATATCCCCAACACGTAAGCAAGAGTTGCAATGACTTTTCAACAAAACAAGCCGGAGATGGGTTACAATAGGCAAGCAGGTCCGAGAGAAAAAGACAACAAGTACTACTGCATGGTCACTGGTAATAAGGCTAGTATGCCATGTGAAGGGTGCCCCTCTCCGAGTGGGTGCTTGAGCAAAACAATTCATTACAAGGAGCCAGGAACCATGGCATATGACGAAAAGGCTGTTGTCAAGATTGACGCAGATGGCAAATTGTTGAATTGCGCCAAGGGCTATGAAGTCGCGGAATGCGGCTTCACACCCGGATCGAAGGTCTGTGGCAAGTGCGGCGCAATGGCCGTTGCCATGAAGATGGTCCCCGTCGACGAAGAGGAAATGGACGAGGAAGAGGAGGCCGCCTCCAAGGAGATGGGTTCCGAGGATGACCTCACCGAAGAAGACGGCGAGATGCTGGACGAGGAAGAAGATTTCTCCAAGAAGAAGCCCATGAAGGTCAAGGCTGACGCCGAGATGATGGATGGGGAAGAGGACGAGGAGTCGGACGAGGAGTCGGACGAGGACGAAGCCGAGGCAAAGGGCTGGGGCAAGAAGAAGCCCATGATGATGAAGGCCGACGGCGAAGACGAGGACGAAGAAGAGGACGACGAGGCCGAGACGCCCGAGGCACCCGAGGCCGCTGAGGAGTCGGACGAAGAAGAGGGAGACGCCGAGGAGACCGACGAGGAAGAGGAAGAGGACGAGGAAGAGGACGAGGACGAGATGGGCGAAAAGAGCCTTCTTGCATATCGTTCCAGTCGCCTTAGCGCTCTCAATGTCAAGTCGGAAGAACTCGCTGCCACTGGCTACCTCTGCTCGCTCGATCGCAAGGTGTACCCCGGCTCGACCCCGACGTGCGACGACTGCATGGGCGGTTGCACTAAGGGCAACGGAATCCCATTTGGCCTCCTTGAGGTCGAAGGTCTTGCGGAGGCTTCGTTCAAAGGTCAGGTCATCGATTCCGGCTACTCCGATATTGCCGACATGTACGTCGTTGACATCCTTGGCAAGAACGACAAGGTGATGGAGGTTTACATCCAGGGCACCACTGGCGAAGTCAAGGGAATGATTGTCCTTGACTCGGAAGTGATGCAGGAAAAGTCTCTTGAATCGGGAATCCCATCCTTCATCGATTTTTCTGAGGCCGCCGATATTGCGCTCAAGAGCGTCCCCGGCGAACTCCGTGGC